CAACACCAGAGGCACCAGGAAGACCTAAAGACTTGATAAAACCAGAAGTACCATCAACACCAGAGACACCTGAAGTACCAGAGACACCTGAAGTACCAGATATACCATCAACACCAGAAGTACCATCAATACCAGAGACGCCTGAAGTACCAGAGACACCTGAAGTACCAGATATACCATCAACACCTGAAGTACCAGAGGCACCAGGAAGACCTAAAGACTTGATAAAACCAGAAGTACCATCAATACCAGATATACCATCAATACCAGATACTCCCAATAAGGAATTTAAGAATCTAGAACCACGATCTACATTCGAAATACCAACATCATTAATATCTTTACCACTCTCGGTTGTTACTTTACCACCAGAGAAGAATTGTTTTAGATCAATCTTTGGAACATCACCTACTCTTCTTGAGTAGATTCCATCTGGAGTAATATTCTCAATGGAGTATTTCTGTACTGGAGCAATTATATACTCCGATTCTCTTGGGTAGTTGCTGATGGGTGATACATCATACCCTTTATTTGACTCAGTTCTTAAGACAACATTTGTCTGATTTTGTTTTATGAACTGGTCTCCTGTTGGGCTTTTATACTCTCCTTTACTCCAGGAACCAAAACCCTTCTCTTCAAAGGTATCTCCGGGTTGTAATTGGGAGATTGTATCTGCATAATCTCCACTGATAACTCTATGAAGTTCAACAGTCTCGCTTTCACTACTGGTTAATTCTTTAAGAGCACCCTGTAAGTTTTCTGTGAAGAATTTTACATCTTCTTTGTCTTCGCCAGAATAGTCACCAGTTCTCAATAACTGATTTACTTTCTGGTAAATTTTTGTTTTATCTTCAGTATATGCAAATATTGATGCTAGTTTTTCTGGAGATAGTTGTTGAAATGGTTGATACTTGGACTTTGCTGCATCCTTCCAGGATTGAGGATATGTGGAAGGAACAAATGATCTTTCCTTAATATACTCATTTACAATGGTATTGTAGTTTTTTACTACCTCTACAAGACCACCACTACTGAAAGTCTTGTAAATGTTATTGTAAACATTACCAATTGGATTTTGCTTTTCTTCCTGCCTTTCTTCATCATAGATGAATGGTAGAGCAAGATCAGAAATATTTAATCTACCAATCGGTGTTATATTATCTACACTACCTACACTTTCCCCTTTATCTTTCTGATTTTCTAAAAATGATCTTTTTAGAGAAGAAAAGAGGCCAAAAAACTTATCTGGGTTGAATTTCTCTCCTCTGATAGTTTTTCTAATTTTTGGGGGACGACCTCTATACTTCTTTGCCATTAGAACGATTAGTGCCTAGCGTGTTCTTGCTTCATTTTTTCTTCTTCAATATGATTCTTGAGGAATGTAACGTAAATATCACGTTCCCATGGAATCAAGTTTTCAATCTCAGTCAAAGAATATTTATGGAACTGCATCAAAGAGAAATTTAACTCATAATAGTTCATAAGATCTATATGAATCATCCCTATGCGAAAAAACTTGCCAGTCCCTCCAATACAACCATACTGCTTTTTCCAGTCTTTGGATTCTTCACTTTGATTTCATGACTAAGTTTTGGCATAGTTTCAAAGAATGATTCAATGCCTTTGAACTGAGTTGAGTTCATTGACTCCAAAAAGTCAACAATCTCTTGCTTAGTGCAATCTTCTGCTGCCCAAACTTCTTCTGTTGTATAAATTTTATCAATACAAGAAGCAATAAGTTCAAAAGATTGATCCATCTGACTTCCGCCTTTGAGATCAAAATTACTCTTTACAAATTGCTCCAAAGATGGATACTTCATTTCAATCATAATACTATCATCAACCTTGATCTTATTGCTATGCTTCGGATCTTTTTTAACTTGAATTTCTTCTAAGTCAATGCTGACTGGTACTTGAGTTTCGTTATCATCTGGACAAATAATATTAACCTCAACTTCTTCTCCAACTGACTTTCCTCTAATATTAAGGAAGAGATACTCAATATCAAAAGTTGGTAGATCTTCAACCTTAATTCCTTTTGTTTGAATGCAGTTTTTGATAACAGTTTTAACTGCTTTCGTAATTTCTTTAGTATCTTCACTTTCCATTGCAAGAACGAGTAACTTCTCCTCCCTCACAAGAAAAGGTCTAAAGTCAATTAATTGTTCAGTTGATGGCAAAGTCAACTCATAAGATGGGGTTACAATCTGGGGTAAAGGCATAATTTTTTATGATTAATAATTCATTCCGTAATATTTATAGATCATTGAAAGGCATTTAAATTAGGATCAAAGTTCGGATTACGCCCTCTTTGTTCTGCAGAAAAAACACCATTTAATACTCGCTCAACATCAGCAGCACCGAGATTAATATCACCAGTATTTGCAGAAACAGTTTGCAATATAGTACCATCGCTAAGTCTAATGTTACCTCCTCTGCGTCTTTCATCTCTTGGTGCATTATCTCTTGGTATTGTTGCGGTTGATCCTTTATAAGGAACAACACGAATCAGATATCTTGTAAAGGTAAAGTTGACCGTTACTTTTAAAAGTTGAGATGAATCGTAACTCACCGGAATCGAGTTTATTGATGTTGGATATGCATCAACAAATCTATACTCTGTATACACTCCTTTCTTTTCATAATCTTTTTCAAATTTGTTTATAATAATTGCTGGAGATACATATTCAGATCTAAATCTCATTCTATGAACGAAATCGGATCGTAGATTAGGTCCATAAGATGATATTACTGGGTTACGTACCAATGGTTCCCCAGAAATAAAACGAATCCAGTCCTCAAAAAAGAAAATATTTTTATGATCAACATTCACATAAAAACTAAAACTAGCAGTGTCATCAAATGATTTTCGATATGCAATTTTTTCAGTTACACCAATATAATCATCCTTTGCTTCATGCGTCAACAAAGAAGATCCTGGAAGTGCTGCTTCAAAACACGCCAAGTTAAGAACATCCTGCTCAAAATCATTCAAACTCGGTTTACTCTCAAAGATATCGGTTATATTTGCCAATATCGAAGGAGGGGGAGGATATATCTCGACAGAATACTGCGATGTTAGTGAAAGATTAAGTAATTTTGTTTTAACCTCGCTCATCATACGAGCAACTGGTTTAACCGGCATCTAAATACTACTGAACCACTTATTATATGTAGTCAATGAGTAGAGATGGTAAATTCAGGCAGGGTAGATTCAATCCACAAAATCCTGAAAAGTACCTAGGAGATGTTCGCAATATCATTTATAGGAGTTCATGGGAACTAAGATTTTTAAGATGGTGTGATCAGAATGCAAATATTATAGAATATGGTTCGGAAGAATTCTTCATCCCATACATATCTCCAGTAGACAATCGGATTCATCGGTATTATCCTGATTTTATAATTAAAGTACGACACAAAGATAAGTCCATAAAAAGATATGTGGTTGAAGTGAAACCAGACAAACAAACACGTCCCCCTAAACAAGGAAAACGTGTTACAAAATCTTTCATTTATGAAACAAAAACTTATGCTGTAAATCAAGCAAAATGGAAAGCAGCACAAGAATGGTGTAAGGATAGATTATTAGAATTCAAAATCATTACAGAAAAAGAACTAGGTATCAAGTAATGTCTGAGCGTTTCGATTTACTCTCTGAAAGAATTGATAGGTTATTAGATCCTGACGACATTATGTTAGAGATTATAGATGTTTACAACGATACTGAGTTAATACCCGAACCAGGTAAACACTATACATTTGTCTATAGTCCCAAAACACCTGGAATCATTTACGATGAATTTCCTCTCGTAGCAGTCTTTTCCGTTGAAAAATGGGGATTTAAGGGTCTCAATTTTCATTGGGGAGCAATGAGAAACTATACTTGGGCAGAGGTAGTAGGATATCTGCATATTATACCAAATGAAGATGCTGGTAGATTGAGAGCAGTTCCATACCGAAACTTCAAAACCTCCCTATAAATAAAAGAAAAATCTCACAATAGATGGAAAATTTCAGATATCCATTATCACCAGGTCAAGGTGATTTTATTATGTTTATAGCTAGAAAATATGAAGGTGGTGGGGTTGAATTTGGTGATAATGGTCTTACGACTAAGCGTCTTGGTGTTGAAGTTGCAAATATAGTTCTACCTATTCAATCATCAATTACCGACTCAAATGGTGTTGATTGGAAAGATGATAGATTAGATCCTCTTAGAGCAGGAGCAGCAGATATTGCGGTAGGTACGGTTAAAGGTGAAGAAGGAAAACAGTTTGAAAAGAAAATAGGAAAAGTTTCGGAGTTTCTTAAGAATAATAAAGAAACTATAGGAAATGCAGTTGGAACAACACTTATTGGATCGGCATTAGGTGTGAATTTACTCCAAAGATTTAGTGGTAAAGTAATAAATCCAAATCTTGAGTTGCTATTTGGTGGTCCTACGTTGAGAAATTTTACTTTTACATTCTTTATGGTTGCAAGAGAACCAAGAGAAGCAGAACAAATAAAAGGGATTATAAAAGCATTCAAAAAAAGTATGGCTGCTAAATCAGGTGGCGGAGCATTTCTAGAAGCACCAGATATTTTTGAAATTAAATATATGGATGGAGATACCGGTCAACTTCATAATTCATTGAATAGAATCAAAGCATCGGCATTGCAAAATATGAATGTTGATTACACTCCTGCTGGAACATACAGCACATTTGCTGATGCTAATAAAACAATGACTGCATATAGAATGACATTACAGTTTGGAGAACTTGATCCAATCTATGATACAGATTATGATGATCACCCAATCGGATTCTAAACATGTCATTTTACTTCAGATCTGTTCCTGACATTGATTATGTCAATCGCTTTCCGAATGCAAAGATTTCGGAATATATTCGGTCAAAAAATCTTTTTACAAGAGTCAAAATCAGAGATGAGATTTTTCAAAATCTTATGTATTTTGAAAAATATAACGTTATAGGTGATGAAAGACCAGATAATGTTGCTCAAAAGTTTTATGGAGACCCAACATTTGATTGGGTAGTTTTTCTAGCAAATAATATTGTAAATGTCTATGATGAATGGCCATTAAGTCAACAATCATTCGATAATTTCCTTACTGAGAAATATGGAACTAATGATAAGATAAATCAAGTTCGTTTTTATGAATCTAAAGAGGTTTTAACTTCTAATGGAATAACAATATTGGAAAAAGGTCTTATTGTTCCATCAAACTATTCTGTTACCTTTTTTGATGCTGCTCTTGGAAGAGAAGTTATAAAAACTAATATTACCAATGCAGTTACAAATTATGAATTTGAATCAAGAATAAATGATGCAAAAACAAATATCTTTGTAATCAAACCAGATTTTCTTCAGTTGGTTGTTGATGATGTTGTAAGAGCAATTGAATACAAAAAAGGTTCCACTCAGTTTGTGAGCAGAACCTTGAAGAAGACGGATAATATTAGATTGTTTCAGTAATTAACCATCTGCAAGTTTTTGGAAATATGACAGAGTGTCGTCATCATCGTCGTCACTTGAACTTGAACTCGACAGGGAACTGAGTTTTTGACTCAATTCTTCGGGAAGTTCAGACTCTTGTGAACTTTTGAAACTTGGAGTAAAAGAAGTTTCTTCACCACGATTCTCACGACGGAACTGCTCTTCCTGTTCAACGGTCTCTTGATCTTGAAAACGAGGTGTTCCCTTAGTGCCGAGAACATAATCAAGACGCTTCTTCAGGTCATCATAAGACTTGAATTGATCGGGGGCAGTCAGTGCAGTCAGAGAGTACTCTTTCTTCCATAGTGCCTCAAGAGCATCATCGTCATCCAGTAGGGCACTAGGACGATCAAACTCAGAGGAGTCATAGTTCCAGTAACCTGCAACCTTCTTCAGTTTCAGTTTGAAGTTAGCACCCTGCCAGAAGTCAAAGGGGTTGATAGGGTCTTCGTCTTCAAACTCAGGTTGCATTGCTTCCATGATCTTATCAAAGATCTTCTTACCGAACTTATAAAGAAAGACACCACCTTCGTTCTCAGGGTTTGCTTTATCTTGAACAACGTAGATATTAGAGTAGTAAGACAGTTTACGCTTTTGCTTACGCACGATTTCTTTGTTTGCCTCAGTTCCAGTATTCCAGAGTTCACGATTGTACTCGGACACGGGATCTTTACCACCAGTAGTGGTCAGAGAGTTCTCAATATACCAACCACCAGGTCCCTGGAAGGCATGTGAGTACATCTTTGCCCAAGGGAGATCTTCACCATCAGGGGCAGGCAAGAAACGGATAACGGCATAACCATTACCGGTCTTATCCATTTCAGGTTTCCACAGGCGATCATCAACACCAGAGGAAGTAGTATTCATCTTCTCAACTTCCTTAACCAGTTTAGAAGTCAGGGAACCAAGAGAGGATTGCTTTTTAAGATTTGCGAAAGACATAGGATTCTTTGTGTTTGTACGTATTTGGCTTGTGTGTACCCCGTTACTATAGCAGGATTATGCACCCTTGTCAATCTGGTCACGCATGGTGACGATCAACTTACCCATATTAGCAAAGACTTGGTTAATATCAACATCTCTTGACATTCCCATATCCCTTGCAGAATTGGCAATATTTTCTTTCATTTGAATTGCTTCTGGATCATTAGAAAGAGACAAACGAGTATACATAACTCTTTGCTTTTCAATGAGTTTTTCCAGAAGATTTACATGTTCGATCTTTTCTTCCTTCGTCATAGAGGGAAATTTGAACACATTCTCATAAACTTCTTCTTGAAGTTCCGTAATTTCAGCAATTTCATTTTGAACTACTGAAGAATCAAAAAAAGTCATTTTGCCCCTATAACAAAGTTTTTTAAAATATCGGTATAACGTTGTACGTCTATATTTAGGAATGGTTTATATTTTTTCATTCTTCTTGATACTAATACCCAAACCGGATCATCGAGTATTTTATCGTATTCCTTCGAAAAAGAGAGAATACTGTTTAATATCATAAACGACTCAAATGATATATTTGACTGTAAGTACTCTTTGAATATTTGTGGATGTCTACCGTTTTTAATCATAAACATCTTATCAAAATCTTTGACACTAAAAATTGATTCAGTCTCTTCCTTGAAAGTATAAGTTAAAGACTGAATTCTCTTTTTCCATGCCACATAGTTATCATCTCCATTTTTGATGATTTCACCAATCCACATTTGGTCTGGATCATCACATGATGCAAAATTTGCTACAAAAAAATCTTCAATTTCCCTATCTGGTTTTTGTCTTGATAGTTTCTCAAACCAGTAACGATCTCTTCTTTTATAAAAGGATTGTAATGATGCACGACTCTTTCCATGATATTTGTGGTAGTCATAATTGTCCTTGCAAAAATGCTGTTTCATTGCAAGGTATGTCTTATAACACTCAAAGGGAGACATAATTTTAAATAAAGAGGGGAATATTGATAGGTTTCTTTTTAGAAACATATCCTTCATTGAAAGTTTGCTTTGGTTTGTAGTTTTCCCTTACAAATGATATTTGTTCCTTTCTGCGTTTAGAAAGATAGGGTTCTACTTTTTGCATAATCGCCCATGCCTTACGACCACGGACTGCGATTCTGTGCTGAGTCTTATATGACCCACCAGAGACATTTTTACCAGAGGGAACAAATGAGCGAATCGGAGCGTCTAAAAACTTACTAAGTTTTTCAACGATATCATCGTCACACATGGATATTATAAACTCGGGGC